TTGTAAAACTCTATTTGATCTAGATTCAAAATAATTAATCAACCTAACATTCTTAAATTTTATAAACTTAGATCTTTGATTGAACACGTCATAATCTGTAACTAAGTCAAAGTTCTTAATAACATCAATTCTTGACTGTGAAATATAATTTCTAATTATATCTACGTATGATTCTTTTGCTAAACCTACCGTTACTATTCCAACAGAATCTATTTCGGTATCTACAAAGTTCTTTGTTCCTATTGGATGTAAAGTTGAATTGACTATTGGTGAAACTTCATTCCAGGTTTTATCAGTTTTTATTGTATATGATAAATTTTGATAATAATCGTTGTTTGGAATTATTTGAAGATCATTACTAGTTTGTCCAGTATCCTTCTTCCAACCATAAAATCTATCGTTAAAACCACCAACTGTAAATGAAGAATCTATAAATGAAATACTTTGAATTGTTGCTTGTTGCCCACTCGTAGATCCTTTAATTACATCACCAATCGATAATTTATATTTTCCTATAAATTTTATATAATTACTTGCAGATTTGGTAACAATTAAATCTGTTTCTAAAATATTCCCATCTTTAACTATAGAAATCTTTTCATTAATTAAGAATAAACCATAATCTTGAATTACTTCAAATATTGGATAATTCGATTTTTTGACTATGGATGGAATACTATTAACTTGGAATGTAACAGCAACACCAGGATTTCCATATAATTTTGGAATAGATAATACTACTTTACCTGGATTTGAATTGGTATCATAATCAACTACTTTCAAAAATTGATATCCATGATCTGGTGAATTAAATCCAATACCAGTACCTGGTACATTTTCAATATCTTCAACAAAAACTTCTTCTCCAACTGTGAAAGGATCATTGATAAAACCTAAAATTGGAGTTTTTAATAAACAAGTCATTATACCAGATCTACTTGAAGAAAGAATGGTATCAATAATAATTCCATTAGAATTATTAATACTTTTTACCTCAACTGGAATTTGTGGTAATCCCGCATAAGGAATAGCAATATTTACAGATTCAACTCCAGAAGTTCCTGTTGTTCCAGTCATTTTTGCAATTACTAATCCACCAGAAATTTTTCTCTTTGTTTCACTATCAATTACAACTAAATCTGGCGCAGATGGATAATTTTTACCACCAAACAAAACATTAACTTTCACTAAAACATTAGAATCTTTTATTTCAGAACGAAAAGGTGTATAAACTAATGGTTTTAACGTATTATCTGAAGGATACTCAAATAGATTATTTTTTAAATTAATATTTTTAATTTTTCCAATAGTAGATGAAGATGGAATTACATTCAACCCATAACCATTTTCTGAAGATGTACTTTGATATACTGGTATATCTTTATAGTTTGATCCTTTATCTAGTATTCTTATTCTGTTAACAGATCCACTAGCACTAAGAGAGTTTGTAGAATAATTTAAAATATCACACTCATTCTTCGAGTAAGAATTTTTTTCCGGATCATCATTTAAGTATATGTTAAATTCTGTATCCGTTAAATTAAAAATACTATATTTTCCAGTATATTTGCTATTAACAAAGGTTATTTTTGAAAGATCTTTTCCAACAAAATTAGGTTTTATTATATCATTATTTTTTTCCAAGGTATAATATAGTTCTTCTGGAATTTCATCATAATACTGTAAAGTAGAATATGCATCAGTAGAAATTCCCGGAGTTCCTAACCCAGTTAGAGCATAATTTTTTTGATTATCAATTATATGTAATAATTCTTTTTTAAAATCTTTATCACGATATATTTTTAATTGATAATCAGTTAATGAAGGGTCAGATAAATCAAATACTAAATTATTATTTCTAGTAACATTTATATTTGAGTGAATTAAATGTAATTCTTGTGTACCAATACCTGAAGAACTAAGATTTATTAAAATGGGTGAATTGGAAGTAGAATCAATATATGTTTCTGAAAGTTTAATATTATCCGTGTCTATCTTATGGACGTAATAAAAATCTGTTGTTAAACCAGATATTATAGAGGTTGAAATGTAATATACTAAGTCACCACTTATTAATCCGTGATCAACTATGTTTATAGTGTTTTTCTGTATGTCTACCTCACTTGGAGTAAATAATAATGATCTTGATATTACAGATTTTATTTTATCATTATATTTTAATTTTACCGAAGTAGATCCAATACCTACAGATCTATTTGAAATTAAAGTTATATCTACTTCATCATCTTTAGTTAAATTGTGATAAGTTGATATTGAAACAGTAGCAGTTCCACTATTAACATTACACAAGACCTCATTAAAAGTAGTTTCTAGTGAATATTCATAGTTAAAGGATCCTGCATTGATTAAATTTGGAAAATACAATCCATTTGTGCTCGAAATTAAATCTTTTGATGTAACTATTCCTATTAAATCTTTAGATTTAGAAATAACATAAAGTTCTTTTTGTGTATCTGGATTTTGTAGCAAGTTAAAACTTGCTTCACTAGGACTGTTTTGAACTAAAATAGCTGCTGTTCCACTTGGACGTTTTAATATAACTTTTTGATTTGTTTTGAATCCATGATTAGGTATATAAATGCTTTGAGTTGGAATAGAAATTTTTTGTGCAACTGATCCAATGTTGAAAGTATTTTCTATAAAGGAACCAGAGTATGTACCAATACCAATTGCTAACTGTGGATTAAAATACTTAATATAATTTTCAGGTTGTGTTTGTGGAGAAGGATTATCTTTAAAACTCAATACATCCGATAAAAATGTCACTAATGATCCAGAAGTACTTAATCCAGATGAAGAAACTTTTTTAACTTTAAGTATATTCAAATCTCCAAAATAATTTAAAATTTTAAAGTACTCATCATAAGATTGACCTTGAATTTTAATAGAACTGCCTATTGATACTCTATTCGGGAAACTTAATAATTGAATATCAGTTACAAATCCAACAGAACTAAAAACTATATTATCACTTAATTTTGTAGTAAAATTACTAAATTCTACTTTACGAATACCATTAATATTTGCATATTCTGTACTTAATCCTGTTATTGTTACTACCGAATTTTCTGGAATATCAAAATTTGGAGAATATTTAATGTAAAAATCATTAGACCCTAAACTATAAAATTTAGCATTTTCAAATTTTTTAATTTTAGATTCTATAGAAGATATATCTTTTCCTTCTATTCTGTCAACTACTGCGTTTAGTCCATAACCAGTTTTATCTTGACTTGAAAAATATATTACGTCATTAACTTTATAATCATTACCTTTATCTGTTATTAAAATATTATCTATGTCTCCATAAGATGTACCACTTACTTCACAAACCTGATCTAAAGATTCGTTGAAAAAATCATACCTTGCATATAAATCTGAAGATTTATATGGTAAAGTATTTCTAAGTAATTTTGAATTTTTAAAATCATAATACTGATTAAAACTTAATTGATTATTTTCTTCTATTACATTAGATCGATATGTATTACCAATAAAATATGGAAATACACCAATATAATTACTATCTGGATTAATATCTGCAGTAGCAAAATATGCATAAACACCATTTGGGTATTCTGGTGTTTTACAAAATCTACCATTATGCTCATCTAAATCGCCGGAGTTTGTAAATGTGTAATCATCTACAAAATATCCAGACTTAAAGTTACTGCCACTTGGTCTATTTGTTACAGTAGTTAATGAATATCCAGATTTTAAAAGTTTTATACTGGATCCGGTATTTGTTGGATCCGAGTATCCATGAGGTCCATAAATTGGGTTTCCATCATAAGCCCAACCAATAATTGGGGAGTGTTTTGATGATGATTCGTTAAATAATGAGTTTAATTTTTCAGAGTATCCTGTTACAACGTATTGCAATTCATTCTGTTTATTTTTGTAAAGTAACTCTACAGATGGATCACGATAATTTGTGTATTGAGTGCCATATCTGAAAGAATTATTTAATGTTAATTCTCTAATTTTCACCCAAAATGCAGCATTTTTTCCAGAAGAAACTATACGTATTGATGTATCTGCAAAATCATATCCATATCCTTCAGATATAACAATTACATTTGATATTCTACCATTGCTTATTTCACACCTTATTTCTGCACCAACTCCAGATTTAGTATCAATAATTAAATTTGGAACAGAATAATAGTTGGTGCCAGCATAAGTTATAATAACATTTACTATTCTTCCATTAGATATTACTGGTGTTAGTTGAGCAAAGTTTCCATTTAAAATCTTTACATCTGGACTATTTTCAAGATTAACCGTTGTTGAACCATAATTTGAACCAGATTCATACAGATAAACTCCTGTGATAGATCCTTTTACAACTGGGGTTGCTTTTATTTCTTTTATTGATTGGGATTCTGAAACATAATTTATCGATACTTTTATTTCTGGATAGCTAAAATATTGATAACCACTTCCAACAGTTTTTAACTTTTCATATTTACCTCTCAAATAATTACTATTATCTGTTCCTGCAACTCCAGCATTGCACAATCTGAAGGAGTTATCATTTACTTTTAAAACATAATATTGATTAGATGTTGAAAGACCCGAAATTGGTGCAGTTTGATAATCATAAGAAATTAATTCTCCGCTAGAAAATCCATGATTATCAAAATTTATAGTATTAAAATAAGTTGATATTCCAGACGAATTTACTATTAATTTTCTATTTTCAAATCCAGTTCCAGGATTTATTATTTTAACAGAATCTATTACATTTTTAGGGTCAGTTTTAAATTTATGAATTCCAAAATTTCCAACAGTTGTAAATCCAACAGTATTAATACCTGATCTGTAGTCGTCTATTGTTTTATAAAGTTTAACAGTTTTAGTATTGATTACATCTACATAAAAAGGAGTATTATTTCCAAGATAAACATTCTGACTTAAATTAGAACCCAAATAAGTTCCTAATCCTATTCTTTGATTGTTTATATTATTAATATCATAAATTACTTTTTGGCCAGCTACAAAATTATGGTCGGTTAAAAATGTTATAGTTTCTGATGTAATGCTTAGTCCACCACCCTCTTCAAGTATTCTAGCATCAAAAAATACCTCTCTTGATTTTTTCCTAATTATTGGAATAACGGATACATTTTTTGAATTCCCCCCAGTAACTTCAATTTTTAAAGGTCTTTCAATATTAAATTCTTGAGGATCTATAATAATTTTTTGTAATGTTCCAGTAATAATTGGTTGTATTTTTGCAGTTCCACTTGATAATTGTAATATTGGTGGATTGATTACATCGTAGTCTTCCCCAGAATTTATAACATCTATAGATTTTAAAGGTCCATAATAAACTTTATCTTTTGATTTATAACTAAGAATTTCTACACCATTTGCAAGAATACCTACAGTTTCTGTGCCAATATCAGATCCAATTTCTTTTAAGGGATCTTTTCTTAAATCAATTTTTTTAAAAAGTTTTTGGGGATATATTTTTTTATCTTCAGTATACTGGGACAATAATGTAAATGAATGAATTCCTTGTATAGTAGATCCACTAGAAGATGATCCAAGATAAACAAATTTGTTTATTGATATAAAAGATCTAGAACTAAATAATTTAACTTTTTTATAATCTTCCGATACTATCACATAATAATATCCTCTAGTCAATCCTGGTATTGGAGATCCATTATAATCATAATAAACCCTGTCCCCACTAATTATAGACAACTCTTGATCAAATAATATAGAACTATATTTTTGTTCTATATCATCATAATCAGACAAAGATGATGGACTATAAGAAAATATATTTGCATCTATTTGATAAGATGGTAAAGAATTAGAAGTTATGTAAACATTAGATCCATTCTCATCATACAAATTAGATATATCCGAAGTAATATTTTTGTACTTCAGAGGCACTATAGAACTTGAAGCCGTTTTAATTTTTCTCCTAATATCATATTTCTTTAAATTATTGAGACTAGACAGATTAGATTCAAATCTAATCTCACCATTACTTGTGTCAATAGAAGTTATTAAAACATTGCTTAAAGAATCTACTTTAACTTCGGTGTTTCTTTCTAGAAATTCCACCCGATCACCAACTTTTAAAGAAGATGGATCAATATCACTCAAGGTTAATGCATAGTTTGACTCTGTGAAAAATTGATCTAATTGGTATCTACAACTAGTATTGTAAATTAAACTATCGGATATAATTTTAGATTTATTTCCTTCAAGGATAACTCCTAAATTCTTTACAAAAATATTTTCACCATCGTCAAATATATAATTTTTTGCTTGATCATTATCAAGTGCAGATATTCCGGAAATTACATTTAAAAGACGAAGATTAACTTTATATTCATCACTTGTTATTCCATTTTCATATCCAAAATAAGTTGAATTTGATACAATATCGGAAGTTTTTGGGATATCAATGTCTATAAAAGATTTTCCCTTGGTGTAGCATCCAAAAAGTTGATTGATACTTTTATCGATATAAAAAATTTCCGTTTCATTAAAAAATACACTTCCAGATTTAGGGAAATTAATAGTAGAATCTAATGTAATAGTATCTAATTGGTCAGAAGCAAGTATACTATCAACTAATCTACTTGAAGGAGTTGGAATAAATTCACCCGAGTTTTCTATATTACTTTCATCATATCCCAGAAAAATTAAAAATTTGTAGTAAATTTTATTTTGTCTGGAAAAAGTTTCAATCTCAGAAATAGCACCAAATGTTGATAGATCATCATTTTTTGTAACTTTTTGTCCAATTAAAAGAGTAGGATCTTTATCTAGACTTAAATTTTCAAATAATAATTCTTTTCTTTTTATATATTCTGCATCAGAGGGTTTTACCAATAATGTTTCTAAATCAATTATCTTTGGTTTAGTCCCATATAGCGCGTTAAAAAGAATTCTAAATGATTCTTTAGTTCCTTTTGTTTGGTATAGTGATTTTGTATTTTTAAGGAAATTATTTACATTTAAATCTTCAACTAAAGAAGATGTTTCTAACTCTGGTAATATTGTATATTTAATTTTTTTGTAAAATTCTTGTAAAAACAAAACACTTAGATTAGTTACTTCAGTCCCATCTAAGTGCCGACTTGCTTGAGTAGAATTAAAAACTAATTCTGAAGCATATTGTCTAATTCCACTAAATCCTCTTATACACCCATTAAAAGTTGTATTTGTTTTTTCTTTATATGTAATAATTTCATTATCAATTTCTATCAATCCGTAAGAATTTGGAAATCCTTTAGTGCTCTCGACACTAATTACAGTATTATCTACTGATAAATCTTCTGTTAATGTAGTAGATCCTTTTATTACATCTGGCGTTAGGTTATCTAATTTTAAATACTCATCTATATTATCAGAAATATTAATATTTCCACTTTGATGTTCTTGAGAAATATAATACTGTCTAAGAAAATCAACAAATTTTGGACTTTCTTCTAATATAAATTCTGGAACTTGATTATCAATTATTTCCTGAATTTTTACTTTATTTTCAAACCCTGTCTGTATCATAACTCTCTTATTAGATTACCATTTGAATAACTTGATCTATAATATTCATTAGTGGAAAATAGAATTCCTGATGAATTTTCGCCAGAAGATATGACATCTCTAACCATATTTATTTTACTTTTTGTAAGATCTAAAGAAAGATAAAGATCTTTAAGAGCAATGACATCATTTGATTCTGGATAAGCTTGAATTTCCACAACACCATTAGGAAGTTGTGTTTCGGTAATTTTTATATTATTAAGTCTTATTTCACCAGTTTCATAATCAACTCTACCTGCAGATTTAGATACAATAGTTGGTGCTGATGCTGGATTAGATGATAATCTAATTACAGTTAAAGTTCCAGATCTTAAATCGTCATCTGGAACATCTGTAAAGTATAAGTATTCATTTTCGGTAGAAATTTTAAATCCTGTAGATTTTATATTAGCACCTTCTTTTCTAACATGAAATTTATTGCCATAACAAAGTTCATATTCTGCAAATTGATTTAATAAAACATTCAAGTTTCTTCTAATTGTAATTTTTGTAATATTTGATGTTATTGAAGTATCAGAATCATCAATTACATTCAATAATTTACTATATTTAAATCTTCCACCAAATTTATTTAAATCTAATGAATTTGAATACTTATTCAAAGAATTAATTACTTTTGTTTTTACAACTTCTGGTCCTTGAGATCTTGAAGAATTATAGTAAATTGATGAATCTAATTCAACGTATAGTACTCTAATATCAACTATTTTTTGATTGATGCCTGTAATAGAATAATTTTTTAATTTTGATAATATATTAGTTTTGTCAAATTCTGAAATGTATAAACCATTTTTTGGTTTAATTGATATGGTAATAGAACCAAATTCTGGTGGATTTAATTCTTCTCCACCAATAACAGTAACTACTTCTGCATTTGGATATATTAAAGTTTTTATAATTGCTTCATAGTCTGCTGCTGTTACAGCTCTATACTGTGAAGAATAAAGTCTTGGAGCAAAATATTTTACAGAATCAATTGTTTCTATGTCTGAACCATTTTTAGCAGGTTCAACAGTAGTAATTGTAATAGTATTTGATGGTGCTATAAAATTATCGTTGGAATCTACAATTGATCCTGCAAACGAAAAACTAGATGCACCATTACCTTCTCTTCCATCTGTTACAATATAATCTACAGTAACAACAGATCCGTTCTCTAATTTTTTACCAAATCTGTTATCACCAAATAATATTTCATACTTTTCGTCTTTGACTTCTTGAATTAAAAAGATCTCGGAGTTTTCATTAATTGTAATAATATTATCTACTAAAGAATATCTTTTTCCAAGTCCAACATCACTAGGACTTTTTACATAAACATTTATTGTACTAGTATCTACGAATGAGTTGGGTAATATAAATCTTTGATCTAAAGACATATTCACGATAAATGTACTTCTCAAGTACCTTCCTTGATATATCGTTACATTGGAAAATGTTGCTTTATTATTTTTTACTGGTGCTGTAATTTCTTCTGGAATCGAAAAAATGTAAGAACTATCATTAGTGGTTCCTACACAAACCAATTCGGGTTTTAATGTTAAAGTTGGAGTGTCTGAATTAGTTTGAATTTCAAAGGACACTACTGCTTTAGAACATTTTCTTGATCTTGGCACATAACCAATATTTCTAGCAAGAGAAACTACGTTTTCTCTTAGAGTTGCAGAATCTAAAAATACCTCATTTGCAAGTAAGTTGGTATTAAAAGCACTTATATAAGTATTGTAGGCTAGGGTATCAATTAAAACCGAAAAATTAGAACCTTCAAAGTCAAAATCAGTAAAGTCTGAATTTGCCCTAAGATAGTCCTTTATTGACGTTTTTATTTGGTCAAAGTCTAAATTTGTAAATTGAGTAAAAGGCATTTTATCTCGTTGCCTCTAAAATAAACGTAAATTCTTGTGTTGGTGCTTCTTGCCCTATAATATCGTAACTAATACTTATCTCAAATGAATTAGAATCTAAATTTGAATCAACTATAACTTTAACGTTATCAACTCTTGGTTCATTTTCAATTATTGAAGTTCTAATTTGCTCTTCAAGTATTCCTAGTATTGCATAATCAATGTTTTCAAAAAGACTAGATCTTATATCAGAACCAAAATCAGGATTAAAAAATCTTTCGGTTGGTATAGTTTCAACAATATTTCTTACTGAGCGGGATATAGCCCGCTCATTTTTCAATATAGGCAAATCTTTAGTTACAGGATGAGGTTCAAAAGATAAACTAATATCTTTAAATGATCTAGATACTCTTGTAATTGGATTGACTGCCATTTAGCAAAGATTTTTTCTTATTGCTATTTATGCTTATTTCCAAGAAATTCCATAATTAGGTTCGGTTCCATATTCCCAATCATCATAATCTTCCGAATTTCTAATTTTTTTGTGTAATTCGGACTGTTCCTTCAAATGATGTTGATTTTTGGGGACATCATCATGCATGATTTCTTGAATCACTTTTGATTTTTGATCTAAACTATTGTAATCAGAAGTAAGAGAAGTGGTTCCCCACATCTGATACATATAATCTTTGTCTCTATCAACGGGTAAATTGGACATTTTAGCTCCTGTTTTTTGTAAAAACAGAACTTTTTTGGAAGGAGGTTGCTATCTCCTTACTATTATTTAACGATTTATTTCTCTAATG